GTGAACACCACGCTGAACACCCTTGCCATCCCGCTTGCCCAGATCCGCGTGGGCGAACGGCTGCGCCCGGTCGATCCGGCCTATGTCGAGCTGCTGGCGGCGTCTCTGGCCGAGCGCGGCCAGGACACGCCGATCCAGGTGCGCCCGCGCGCCGATGCGCCCGGCGAATACGACCTGGTGGCCGGCGGCCACCGCGTGGCGGCGGCCCAGCTGGCGGGCCTCGCCACGCTGGAGGCCCGCGTGGTGGACGCCACGGATGACGAGGCCAAGCTGGCCGAGATCGACGAGAACCTGATGCGGCGCGAATTGTCGGCGCTGGATCGCGCGGTATTCCTGGCGGCGCGGCAGGAGGTGTATCTGCGCCTCAACCCGCAGACTGCACGCGGAAAAAACAACAAAACCAAGGGGATCGCTGAAACGACAAGCTTGTCGTTTCAGGGCCGCAGCTTCGCAAAGGCGACCGCTGAGCGCCTCGGGTTGGACGAGCGCACCATCCAGCGCGCCGTGGCCCGCGCCAAGATCGACCCCGCGGTGCGGGCGAAGCTGGTGGGCCACCCGGTGGCCGAGAGCGGCGCCGAGTTGGACAAGCTGGCCGCCCAGCCGCCGCTGCGCCAGGCGATGGTGGTGGAGATGCTGACGCGGCCCGAGAAGCCCGCGCGCAACATCTCGGCCGCGCTGGCGGAGATCGCCGGCCCGGCGCCCACAACGCGCGCCTTCGAGACGATGCGGGGCTTCAACGCCCTGCAATCGGCCTGGAAGAAGGCCAACCGCGCGGCGCGGCGGCAGTTCCTGGAATTCCTCGCTGATGACGGCGAGATCGATCTGCCGGCGAAGGAGCGCGCGGCATGAGCGCGAAGATGATCCGCAGCCATCTGGGCGCGGGCCACATCGCGTTCCGCGCGCGGCGTGAGGCGCAGCAGAACCGGGGTGGGGCGAGCCCCGCAGTTCTGCGCGCCCTGCGGCAGGCAATCCTGGGGCCGGCTACATCCACTCCTCCAGCAGCCGCCGCGCGTCCTGCAGGACTTTCGTGTCCGACGCCATCGGCGCGGCCTCACACGCGCGGAGCGCGCGGTCGAGCAGATCGCGGCGGGTCTGCTCTGTGAGCGCGCCGGTGTCACGCATGTGCACGAGCAGGACGTGCAGCAGCGTCCAGGCGGCCAGGGCCATGCCCCCGGCCGAGAAATCCTTGTCCATCCCTCTCTCCATCGGTCGATTCGCAGCGCTGATGGTAGGGGCCTGGCCGGCGGTTGCCATCGCCATGATGGCGCCGCCGGCCAGCGTCGCGGAGTGCGCGGCATGATCCCGCCCTTCTCCAACCGCGGCGACAGCGAGTGGACCGGCTGCTGGCCGAAGCGTGAGCCCGAGCTGGCGCCGCTGGCCTGGTGGGAGGTGGCGCTGGGCGCGCTCGCATACGCCGCCAGCGCCTTCCTGATGATCTTCATCTTCTTCGTGATCCTGGGGGCCTGAGCATGTCGGCCGCGCAACTCGATCTCCTGGGCTGGGAGGCGCCGCAGGGCGCTCTGGCTTTCGCGGAGCGCGACGTGCGCGGCGCCACGCTGGCCGCGCGGGTCTCGCGTGCCGTGTCCGTCTCCCTGCGCGACTGCGGCCGGCCGCGCCGCGTGGTGGCGGCCACCATGTCGGACCTGCTGGGCGAGGCCGTCAGCCCCGCCATGCTGGATGCCTACGCATCGGTCGCGCGGGGCGAGCACCGCATCAGCGTGCCGCGCTATGCCGCCCTCGCCCAGGCCACGGCGGACAGGCGGCTGCTGGAGATGCTGGCCGCGCCGATGGGCCTGGCCGTGATCGATCGGCACCACCTGCGCCTGATCGAGCTGGCCGTCCTGCGGCAGCAGGAAGACGCGCTGCGACGCCGCCGCCAGGCGTTGGCGCGCGGGGGCATGACAGCATGACGGAATGGCTGAACGCATCACAGATCGCCGCGCTGCGGCTGCCGCACATGCCGCAGACCAAGGCGAATGTGCTGCGCGCGGCGCTGCGTGAGGGCTGGACGCTGCCGGAGGCCGAGGGCCGCAGCTGGCGCCGGCGCGCCGGGCGCGGCGGGGGCGTGGAGTTCCATGTGAGCGTGCTGCCGCTTCCGGCGCAGGCCACGCTGCGGCTGCGCGCCGCGCCGCCCAAGCCCGCCACGCGCGAGGCCGCGAAGGAACACCTGAGCCACGCCGAGGCGTGGGACTGGTTCGAGCGCCTGCCCGAGAAGAAGCGCGCCGAGGCCGCGCGCCGGCTGCAACTGCTCGACGCGGTGGCGGCGATGGTGGGCACGGGCACGCCGAAGGTGAACGCCATCGCCACGCACTGCGCGAAGGCCGGCATCTCGGCGCAGACCTACTACAACTGGGAGAATGCGGCCGCATGCGTGCCGCCCGAGCACCGGCTGCCGCGCCTGGCGCCGCGCCATGCCGGGCGCCGGGAGATGCGCGCCGAATGCCCGCCCGAGGCGCTGGCCTGGCTGCGCAGCGAGTGGCTGGAGAGCTACCAGCCGACCGTCGAGGAGGCCATCCGCCGGCTGCGCAAGGTGGCGCCCGGCAAGGGCTGGGCGCTGCCCAGCGACCGCACGCTGCGCCGCCACTTGGACAGCATCCCGCGCACCGTCGCGACCTATCACCGCAAGGGCCGCGAGGCCGCGGACCGCATGTTCCCCATGCTGCGGCGGGACAAATCCGCGCTGCACGCGCTGGAGATGGTGAATGCGGACGGCCACCGCTTCGACGTGATGGTGCGCTGGCCCGATGGGGTCGAGGCGCGGCCCATGTGCACCACCTTCCAGGACGTCTACAGCGGCAAGGTTTTGTCCTGGCGCGTCGACCGCAGCGAGAACACGGACAGCTTCCGCCTGGCCTTCGGCGATGTGGTGGAGAAGTTCGGCATCCCGGACCACGTCTTCGTCGACAACACGCTTGCGGCGGCGAACAAGACGATGTCGGGCGGCGTGCGCCGGCGCTTCCGCTTCAAGGTGCGGGAGGAGGAGCCGCTGGGCATCCTGCCGCTGCTGGACGTGACGGTGCATTTCACGCGCCCCTACAGCGGCCAGTCCAAGCCCATCGAGCGCGCCTTCGGCGACTTCGCGCGCGACATCGCCCGCCACCCCGCCTTCCGCGGCGCCTACCTGGGCAACAGCACCAGCACCAAGCCGCATGACCATGGCGCGCGCGCCGTGCCGCTGGACGAATTCCTCGCGGTGCTGGAGCGCGGCATCGCCGACCACAACGCGCGGCCCGGCCGCACCGGCGGCGTATGCTTCGGCCGCAGCTTCGATGAGGTCTACGCCGAGAGCGCGGCGAATGCGCCGATCCGCGTGGCCACCGCGACGCAGCGGCGCATGTTCCTGCTGGCGGCCGATGCCGTGACGGTACGGCAGGACGCGACGGTGCACCTGCACCGCAACCGCTACCACCACGACCTGCTGGCGGACATGATCGGCGCGCAGATCGTGGTGCGGTTCGACCCCGACAACCTGCATGGCAGCGTGCACCTGTATCGGCTGGATGGCAGCTACATCGCCGAGGCCGCCTGCTGGGCCGACACCGGCTTTGCCGACACCGAGGCCGCGCGCCGCTTCGCCCAGGCGCGCAAGCAGCGCCGCCGCGGCCTGAAGCTGGCGGCCGAGGCGCAGACGCAGATCGACGCCGCCGAACGCGCGCGGGACCTGAGCGAGGTGGAAGCCGCGCCGCTGGCCGAGCCCGCACGCTCGGCGGTGGTGCGCGGCGTGTTCCGCACCGCGGGCAACGCCGCGCTGAAGCAGCGCACGCATGAATTGGAGGACGACCTGCCGGCCGCGACGCGCGCGCAGGTGCTGGCCCTCGACGCCTTCTTTCCCGCGCCGAAAGCCCGGCCGGCGAAAGAGTAGGGCCGGGGGCGTTGGCGCGCCCCCGGCCCGAGTGACCAACCCTCGATACCGTAGAAGGAGCTTCCGTAGCATGCCCTCAGACAGCCCTCCAAGCCCCGACGACCGGGCCCAGCACGAGGCCGAGCGCCTGCCGCTGGCGCAGCAGATCGTCGAGATCAAATCCGCGCAGTCCCTGTCCTGGACCGAAATGGGCAAGCAGGTTGGCGTCGCGTTCCAGACGCTGCAGGCCTGGGCCTCCGGGACCTACGCCGGCCGCATCGACCGCGTGAACGCCGATGTGCGGAAGTACCTCGACGCGCTGCAGAAGCGCGAGGCGCTGGTGCTGGAAATGCTGCCGGACCCCGGCTTCGTCCCGACCGAGGCCGCCAACGCCTTCCAGGCGATGTTCCGGCAGGGCATGGCCATCAAGGGCGTGGTGACGGTGATCGGCGCGCCGGGCGTGGGCAAGACCACGGCCGCCAAGCACTTCGCCGCCACCACCCCGAACGTGGTCATGCTGAACTGCCTGGCCGGCTTCGCCTCGCCCGCCTGGCTGATCGGCGAGCTGTGCCGGGTGCTGCGGCTGAGCGAGCGCGGGCAGTCGCCGCGCGCGGTGCCGGCGATCATCGACCGGCTGACCGGCAAGTCCGCCATGGTGATCGTGGACGAGGCGAACCACCTGCGCTCCGACGCCATCGACCTGCTGCGCGGCATCTGCGAGCACGCCGATTGCGGCCTGGCGCTGGTGGGCAATGAGCGCGTCATCAGCCTGATCGAGGGCACGCGGCAGAGCGACTTCGCCCAGCTGCACAGCCGCCAGAAGGGCCGGCTGCGCATCGACAAGCCGACGCGCGGCGACGTGGACCGCCTGCTGGCTGCCTGGGGCGTGCAGGACGACCAGGTGGCCAAGCTGCTGCGCCAGGCCGCCGCCAGCGCCGCCGGCGGCGCGCTGCGCCGCATGATCACGACGCTGCAGCTGGCGCACATGCTGGCCGCGAGCAAGCGCGAGACGCTCTCGGCCGAGCATGTCTCGGCTGCCGACCTGTCGCTGCGGGCTTGAGGGCCATGACAATGACACACCTGGCCCCGCTGTTCGCCGCCACCGCCGCCGCCTGGGGCGCCACGCCCGAGGCGCTGCACGGAAGGCGCAACCCGAAGATCCTCGGACCCGCCCGGCAGGCCTTCGTCCTGGCCGCCATCCGCGGCACCGGCCACAGCTACCGCGAGATCGCGCGCGCGATGAAGCGCGACCACTCGACGGTGATGGCGGCCGAGACCGTCGCCCGCGCGCGCGAGGCCGCCGAGCCCGCCTTCGCCGCGCGCGTGGCGCAGCTGATCGAGCGGAGGGGCGCATGAGCGAGACGCCGATAGCCGCGCGCATCCGCGCCGTGGCCGCGGGCATCGCGCCGGCGGTGAATGACGGCGCGCGGGTGACGCCCGCAGAAGCGCGCCAGCTCTACTACGGGCTGCTGGACATCGCGCAGGCCTGCGAGGCGATGGAGCGCCGGGCCCGCCGCCTGGCCATCCAGACCATGGTCAGCCGCCGCGCCATCCCGCTGCGGGAGGGCGAGCGATGATCACGCTGCACGAACGCCTGACCGCCATCGAGCACCGGCTGCAATCGCTGGAGCGGCCGAAGGTGCACGGCACCCTGCGCCAGGTGCTGGAGGTGGTGGCCGACGCCTATTGCGTGACGGTGGAGGCGCTGCTGCGCCCCGACCGTTCGCAGGCCGCGGTGCTGCCGCGCTGGATGGCCATGTATCTGGCCCGCACGACGCTGGGCCTCAGCCTGCCGCAGATCGGCCGCCAGATGGGGCGCGACCACTCGACCGTCCTGCACGGCGTGCGCCGCATCGAGGCCATGGCGAAGCACGACCGCGACTTCGCGGAGGCGCTGCGCGCGCTCTCCGCCACCGTCATCGAAACCCAGAAAAGGAGCCGGACATGAGCCGCAGGAAGCGCGTGGCGGAAGATGTGCGCGTGCCGCGCGACATCGCCGAGGCCACGGAATTCGTCGCCCAGCTTGGTCACATCGATCGCTTCCTCGCGCTGATCAAGGCCGCGACGGAGGAGAGCATCGCGGCCGTCAAGGACGGCGCGGAGCGCGAGGCCGCGCCGCTGCTGGCCGAGGCCGAGCAGATCACCCGCGGCGTGCAGCTGTGGGCCGAGGCGAACCGGGCGGCGCTGACCGATGGCGGCAAGACCAAGACCATCACCCTGTCGTCGGGCGTGGTGGCGTGGCGGGCGCCGCCGCCGCGGGTGAAGATCCACGATGTGGATGCGGTGATCGCCGAGTTGCGCGAGCGCCAGCTGCAGCGCTTCCTGCGCGTGAAGACCGAGATCGACAAGCAGGCCATGCTGGGCGAGGCCGGCATCGCCGGGCTGGTGCCGGGCGTGGCCATCGCGCGCGGGCCCGAGGCCATCGTGATCGAGCCGGCGGCGGTGCCGCTGGCGGGCGGTGCGGCATGAGCGCGGCCCTCGATCCCGCCATCATCCTTGGCACGGTGGGCGTGCTGCGCGAGCTGATCGAGCAGCATCAGCGCCCCTGCACGGAGGATCCCGAGAGCCCGCGTTGCGTGACGGTGGAGGACATCAGCACCTTCCTCGCCGGCATGGAGGCCGCGGCGCGGCTGCTGGGGGCGAGCGTGCCCGAGGCGCCGCAGGCGTGGGTGGCTGCGCAGCTGATGCCCAGCGGTGAGATTGTGCCAAAGCCGAAGCGCGAGCGCGCCGGCAAGCTGACGCCCGAGGAGGCCCGCGCCCGCAAGCTGGAACAGCAGCGCAAGTGGCGCGAGCGCATGAAGGCCGTGAAGGCCGAGGTGGCGGCATGATCCCCGCCGGACAACTTTCCGCCTGCTTCCTGGCGGTGGTGGAGTGGGCGCTGGCCGCCGGCGCGCAGCAGATCGAACGCCTGCCCGGCTGCTGGGAAGGTGCCATCGACGCCGAGTGGTCGGTGGCGCTGAACGGGCACGCCGCGCCGATGCCCGACAGCCGCGGCAACCTGGTGCCGGTGTGGTCGGCGCGCGTGTACCGCGACGGCGAGCCCGCCGCCTGCCTCGCGCTGCGCGAGGGCGTGGCCCTGCCAGGCGTCGAGGATGCGCTGATCACCGCCTGCGAGGCCGCGAAGCTGCGGCTGATGGTGCTGGACGCATGAGCACCGCCATCGCCCTGCGCCAGATCGGCGCGCCGCTGGCGCCGCTCGGCCTCACGCCCGACCTGGTGATGATCGAGTGCGCGCTCGGCGCCCTCGACACCGGTTTCGGCATGGACCGCGACCTGGACGCGGATATCTACGCCGCGATCGGCTGGCAGGTCAGCCGCGGCGAGATCAGCCGCCGGCGCATCGCCTGGCGCTGCCGCAGCCCCATCAGCGCGACGTGGGAGGCGCTGCCCTCGCCCACCTCCAGCCTCGACGATGCCGCGCACCTGGTGCCCTACGGCTGGGGCTGGGGCGCGGGCAAGACCTTCGGCACGGGGCGCGCCTGGTGCCGCGAGATGCGCCCGCGCCCGGGGCACGAGCCCCGCTACAGCGAGTGCGAGCGCCTGAGCCCGGCGCGCGCCCTGACCGCCGCCGCGCTGCACGCGCATCGGTATCTGATCCTGGGGAGTGCGGGGCATGGGTGAGCACCACGACATGGCGTGGCTTGAGACGTTGTCCGCTGAGGCCAGCGCGGCGATGCGCGAAACGGCGGAGAGGTTTCACACAGCCCTTGCCACGCTCCACGCCGCCGGCGAGCAGTTCGCCACCTATGCCGAGCAGCATATGGCAAAGGGCACGCCGGAGGCCGACGCGAAGGCCGAGGTGAACCGAGGCTGGGCGATCCGCTGCTTCGACGCGTGTAACGCCGTGGCGTTCTTTGGCGGCCCCACCAAGCCCCTGATCATCTACGGCGAAAGCCGGAGCACCGAGACGCGGAGGCCCGGCCATGACTGACCGCGCCCGCACCCGCGTCGCTTTCCCTGCGCGCCAGCAGGGCAAAACGCTGGCCACCGCCATCGAGGCGAACGCGGCGGTCATGCGCCAGAAGGTGCAGATCGGCCGCAAGCAACTCGGCCTCGCCGATGAGGACTACCGCGCCATCCTGCTGCGCGTGACCGGCCACACCACCAGCACCGCCTGCAACGTGCGGGAGCTGGATGCGCTGCTGCGCGAGTTCGCCCGCCTGGGCTTCAAGCCCGCGCCCGTGCGCAAGTTCAGCCCGAAGGCGCAGGTGCGCATGATCCACGCCATCTATGCCGACATCCAGCCCCTGCTGGCGGTGGGCGGCCCGGAGGCGCTGCGCAGCTTCGTGCGGCGCCAGACCAAATCCGACGCACACCCGCACGGCATCGACGCGCCGGAGTTCCTCGATGCCGAGCAGGCGACCAAGGTGGTCGAGGGCCTGAAGGCGTGGCGCACCCGCCTGCGCCGCAGCCAGGGGGGCGTGGCATGACGCGCCCGCCGATCGACGCCATCCGCCACGTGGCGCAGCTGCTGCTGATCGCCGAGCCGAACACCGCCTCGGCCACCGATGTGCGCGCCCGCTGGGCAGAGATGCTGCAGCAGGCCTCGGCCGCGCTGGAGGACGCTCCGGCGGCCGCCGCGGCCGACCAGGCGCTGCTGGCGCTGGAGGCCGCGCGCGCCGCGGTGGAACAGGGCGTGGCCGCGCTGGCCGGCACGCTGGCGCAGGTGGGCGTCGCCACGCTGATCCAGGCGAAGGACGAATACGCCTGGCACAGCGGCCTGATCGACCTGCCGGACGGACGGAAGCTGCACTTCGAGGGATCGCTGGAGGTGATGGAATGACCGCCTGGGTTCTCGTGGTGCTCTCGGCGCAGCTGAACGCGCTGCCGATCAGCACCGTGCACACCACCCGCGCGGCCTGCGAGGCGCAGCGCGCGGTGGAGGTGGTGCACCTGGCCGCCACCGGCCGCCGGCCGGCCGAGGCCTGGTGCCAGGCGGTGCGCGTGCCCGCCCTGCCGCCGGTGGGCCTGCCATGACGCTCGGCACCCTCACCCGCGACGCCCTGCGCCGCAGCCTGGTGGCCGCCATGCAGGCGGGCGCGCGCGGCGGAACTACCCGCGCCGATGTAGACCGGCTGCTGACCTATGCCGTGGATCAGATCGAGCACGCCATGATCCTCGACGGCCTGCGCGCCGACCAACTGGCGCTGGATCCGCACTGATGGGCACCAGCCTGCGCACCGCCACCACCGGGGTGCTGCTGCGCTTCCTGCGCCGCCGCGCCGAGGCCGGGCAGCCCACGACGATGGACGATCTGCGCGGCGAGATCGGCGGCGTCTTCACCACGGCCCACCACGCCGTGCGCGCGGCCGAGCTGGCCGGTGCGCTGGTGGTGCAGCGCAACCGCAACGGCATCATCCGCGGCTTCCAGGATCCTGCCGGCGCCTGGCAGGTGCCCATTGCCCAGCCAGCACCGACACCGAAGCGCGCCTGCCTGCGCTGCCGCGTCAGCTTCCCCCCGCGCCACCGCCACAACTGGCTGTGCGACGCCTGCGGCAAGTACGCGGAGGCGAATGGCTGATGTCAGCGGCGGCGCGCGATCATCTCGTTCGGCACCACGCCGCGGCAGCCAGACTGCCGGCCCGCCACCACCAGGATCGTGCTGGAGGCAAAGCCGCTATCCGTCACGACCATGTCCGTCCCGTTGTCGGCGACACAGGCGATCAGCGGCACCAGCAGCGTCGGCTGGCTGCGGTGCACGCCGGCGTTGATCAGGCGAAACCCTTCACTCAGCGCGCGGCTGTCGCGCCAGACCAGCACGCTGTCGCCGGCAGGGTTCTGCAGGCGGTCAGGCTGGCGAGAGCCCTGCCCCGCGGCAGGACCGGCGGCCAGGGCCAGCAGCAGGACGAGGGCGGCGGTGGGGCGGCGCATGGCTGGATCCTTCGTTGCAGGCCCGATCACAGCCCAGCCCGCCCGGCCGGCGCAACCCCCTGATGAACGCCCCGCCGCCCCCCGCCGAGCTGGAGCCGATCGCCAGCCGCATCGGCGCCGCCGCCACGCTGGCGCTGATCGAGGCGCATGGCGGCTGCCGCGTCTTCGTCGCGCGCCAGCCCAACCAGGGCAGCGAGCTGGCGCGCGACATCGGCCTGCCGGCGGCGCGCGCGCTGGCCGAGCGATGGGGCGGGGAGTGGCTGATCGTCCCGCTGGCGCGCGCCTGGCGCGTGCGGCTGTACCGCCTGCGCGGCGACACGCACCGCGAGATTGCGCGGCGCCTCGGCATCACCGAGAAGCAGGTGCAGAAGCTGCTGCACAATGCCGGCCTCACGCGCCCGCCGCAGCGCGACCTGTTCGACGCCTCAGCGTGATCTGAGGCCCTTCTGAAAGGCGCACGCCCGCAACCGCGGGCATGACCAGCGCCTACGCGCCCGCGCGATGGTGGGCGCCATGCCGCACCCCCCGACGCCCTTGCCCGAGCCCACGCCGGCCCTGCTGAAGCGCCTGGGCGTGGCCGAGCCCGACATGTGGGCGCGGGTGCTAGCCGGACCCTGCGCGGCGCGCGAGATCAGCACCCCGCGCCGCCTGGCCGGCTTCCTGGCGAACATCGTGCACGAGACGGCCGGGATGGTGCGGCTGACCGAGAGCATGAACTACAGCGCACGCCGCCTGATGCAGGTGTGGCCGAGGCGCTTCCCCACGCTCGCCAGCACCAAGCCCTTCGCCGGGCAGCCGGAGGCGCTGGCGAACCACGTCTATGGCAGCCGGATGGGCAACATCTATCCGGGCGATGGCTGGCGCTACATCGGCCGCGGGCCGCTGCAGGTGACGGGCCGCGACAACTATGCGCGCCTCGCGCTGGTCACAGGCCTGCCGCTGCTGGAGCAGCCCGAGCTGCTCCAGCAGCCATCCACCGGCGCGCGGGCCGCCGCGCATTGGTGGCACTGGGCCGGCTGCAATCAGATCGCCGACACCGGCGATATCGCCGCCGTGCGGCGCCGCGTGAATGGCGGCGCGATCGGCCTGGCGGATGTGGAGCGGCTGTATGGCCGCGCGCTGAAAATCCTCGACCCGAAGGACACCCCATGACAGCCATCCTTGAAGCCGTGATCGGCGTGGCGGTGCTCGCCATCACCACGCTCGGCGGCCTGGCCATCACCGCGCTGCGCGACTGGCTGAAGCTGCGCGCCGATGCCGAGGTGCGCGCCTATCTCGGCGCCGGCCTCGCCACCGCGGTGGAATTCGGCAAGGCGCAGGTCGAGCACTTGCGCCTCAGCGCGGCGCCGACCTCGCCGCACACGGTGGCGGAGGCCGCGCGCGACTACGTGCAGGATCGCTTCCCCGACGCGCTGAAGCGCTTCGGCATCGACACGCCGGCGCTGGACGAGATGATCCGCGCCCGCCTGCCCCGCAAGCCGGTGGTCCACTGACATGCCCGACGACAGCGACTGGGCCGCCGACATGGCGGAGCGTGAGCGCCAGGCGCTGATCAAGCGCGCCCGCGCCGGCCTGCCGCCCCCTTCCGCCCCGCATCGCGGCCCCGTCTTCGGCGCCCGCGCCGACGCCCCGGCGCCGGACCGCCTGGCCCGCGTGCTGGACAAGCGGGAGGAGTGACCATGGGCGAATACAGCTGGCGCGACTTCATCGCCGCGCTGACGGCGGCGAGCCTGGTCGCAGGCATGTTCCTGGCCTGGATCAGGTGGCAGCTGAGCAGCGACTTCGCCCGCAAGGCCGATATCGAGACGCTGGGCGGGCGCATCGGCAAGATCGAGACGCAGATGCAGGGCGCGCCCACCCACGCCGACATGCGCCAGCTGAGCGACCGCATCGCCGCCGTCGAGAAAGGCGTCGAGGTCGCTGGTGCGCAGATCCAGGGGGTGCGCGAGGGCGTGGCCCGCGTCGATGTCGGCGTGCAGATGCTGATCCAGCACCACATGGGGACCGCCGACAAATGACCTTCGCCGAACGCTTGGCGCAGGACCGCCGCGCCCTGGTGCTGCGCACGCTGACCGCCGTCGAGGGGCACGCGCTGAACGAGGACATCCTGGTGCGGGAGCTGTTGCGCATGCGCGCCGGCGTCACGACGCAGGACGACATGCGCGCCATCCTGGTCTGGCTGGAACGCCAGGCGCTGGTCACCATCGAGCGTCTGCCCGGCGAGGCGCCCGCGCAGGGCGAGATGTGGACCGCCACGGCCACCCGCGCGGGCCGCGACGTGGCGCGCGGCGCCGCCTGGCCCGGCGTCTCGGCGCCCCTGTGACAGGCGCATAGCCATGCCGCGCGCCAGCACCATCGACAAGCTGCCGCCCGAGATCCGCGAGGCCATCGGCCGGCTGCGCGAGCACGGCAAGACCATCGACGAGATCCTCGATCACCTCCGCACGATGGAGATCGATGTCAGCCGCAGCGCGCTGGGCCGGCACGTCCAGGGCATGGCCGCGATGGGCGAGCGCCTGCGGCGTTCCCGCGCCATGGCCGAGGGCCTGGCCCGCCAGCTGGGCGAGACGCCCGGCGACAAGATGGCGCGGGTGAACATCGAGCTGCTGCATTCGTTCCTGAATGACATGCTGGCCGCGGCCGATGAGGAAGGCAGCGAAGCCCAGCTCGCGCTGCGCGACCCCAAGGCCGCCGCCGCGGCCGCCGCCGCGATCGAGCGCCTGACCAAGGCGAGCCGGCACAATCTTGAGTTCGTGGGGAAGATCGAGGAGCGGGCCCGCGACGCCGCGCGCAAGGGCGCTGCCGACGCGGTGGACAATGTCGGCCGCGCCAAGGGCCTCAGCGCCGACACGCTGGCCGCCATCAAGGCGGAGATCTTCGGCGTGAAGCCGGCATGAACGCCATCCCGGGCCGCCTGCTGCCGGACGTGTTCCTGCCGTACCAGCAGCAGCTGATGGCCAGCGTCTCGCACCACGCGGTGACGGTGGTCGAGAAGTCCCGCCGCACCGGCTATTCCTGGGCGGCCGGCGCCATCGCGGTGCTGACCGCCGCGGCCCTGCCCGCGGCCGGCGGCAGCGACGTGCTCTACATGGGCTACAACCTGGAGATGGCGCGGGAGTTCATCGACTACGTCGCCGAATGGGCGCGCCAGATTTCGCCCGCCGCCGTCGAGGTGCGCGAGCACATCTTCACCGACCCCGACCGGCCCGACCAGCAGATCAAGGCGTTTCGGGTGGAGTTCGCCTCCGGCCACAAGGTGCTGGCGCTGCCTTCCGTGCCGCGCGCGCTGCGCGGCATGCAGGGCCTGGTGATCATCGACGAAGCGGCATTCCATGACGAGCTGGACGCGCTGCTGAAGGCCGCCTTCGCGCTGCTGATCTGGGGCGGCAAGGTGCTGATCATCAGCACCCACAACGGCGACACCAACCCCTTCAACGTGCTGGTGCAGGACATCCGCGCCGGGCGAAAGCCCTACCACCTGCTGCGCTGCACCTTCGATGACGCGCTGGCCGATGGGCTGTACCGGCGCATCCAGATGAAGGCGGGCAAGCCCTGGTCGCCCGAGGCCGAGGCCGCCTGGCGCGCCGAGATCATCGGCTTCTATGGCAATGCGGCGGATGAGGAGCTGCACGTCATCCCCTCGCCCAGCAGCGGCAGCGCCATCCCGGCCCCGCTGATCGAGGCACGCATGCACGATGGCATCCCGGTGCTGGAGCTGGTCTGCAAGCCGGACTTCGTCCATTGGGCCGACCATCTGCGCCAGGCGGAGATCCGCGACTGGTGCGAGGCGCAGCTGGCGCCGGTGCTGGCGCGCCTCGATCCCAGCCTCGCGCACGCCTTCGGCTTCGATTTCGGCCGCAGCGGCGACCTGTCGGTGATCTGGCCCATGGCCATCGGGCGCGACCTGGTGCGGCGCACGCCGCTGCTGGTGGAGATGCGCGGCGTGCCCTTCCAGCAGCAGGAACAGGTGCTGTTCTTCCTGGTGGACCGGCTGCCGCGCTTCCGCGCCGGCAAGCTGGATGCCCGCGGCAACGGCCAATACCTGGCCGAGCGCGCGGTGCAGCGCTACGGCGCCGCGCGGATCGAGGCCGTGATGCTCAGCGAAGGCTGGTATCGCGAGCACATGCCGCCCTTCAAGGCGGCCTTCGAGGACGCGACCATCACCGTGCCGCGCAACGCCGGCGTGCTGGCCGACCTGCGCAGCCTGGCCTGGGTGCGCGGCGTGATCCGCGTGCCGGAGACGCGCGCCACCACCGAGGCCGGGCAGCGCCATGGCGACGCCGCGGTGGCGGGCGCGCTGGGCTACGCCGCCAGCCGCGCGGAGCCCGAGGAATATGGCTACCGCTCGGCCGCCCCGGCGGCGGGCCGGCGCGGCATGCAGGCACCGACAGTCTGGCCGGAGGACCGGCGCATGGCCGGCGAATTGCGGGGGAGCATCTGAGATGGACGCAGACAGCCCGGACCAGGCCGAGCAGGACGAAGCGCTCGGCACGCCCACCGAGGTCGCGATCGCCACCTATGCCGTCACCACGCCCTCGCGCGAGGTGATCGTCGAGGACGTGGCCGACATCTCGGTGAATGAGCGCGGCGAGCTGTATCTGCACGATGCCGAGGCCGGCCTGCTGGCCGTGTTCGCCCAGGGCCAATGGCTGCGCATCGTGGCGATGAGTGTCGAGACCGATCAGGGGGAGGCGTGAGATGGAAAACCAGCACCGCAAGATCAGCGGCTATCGCGAGCTGACGGCCGAGGAAATCGCCGCCATGAACGCGCTGAAGAAGGCCGGCGCCGAGCTGGGCGACGTGCTGACCGCCGTGTCGCAGATCGCCGGCGTGGATCAGCGCTGCGTCGCCATCGCGCGCACCGAATTGCAGACCGGCCTGATGTGGGCCGTGCGCGCCGTGGCGCGGCCCGAGGGGTTCTGATGCGCCACCTGGTCGCCTCCGGCCTGCTGGTGCTGGCGGCCGCCCAAGCCGCGGCGCAGCCCGCCGCGCAGCCGCCGGCGCCGCTGTTCGCGCCAGCGCCGATCACCGGGCTGTGCGGCGCGCTGGCCGATCACGAACGCCTGCTGGCGCGCGAGGGGTTCGAGCCCGCCTGGCGCGGCACCGGCGGGCCCGGCCCGGCGGCGCAGCTGCACATCAGCGGGGATGGCTACTGGATGCTGCTGCTGATCCCGGAGGGCGCGCCGGACCGCGCCTGCGTCGTGGCCGATGGGCCGAGGTTCGAATATGACGCCGGCCGTGCTGACTGAGGACGACATCGCCCTGCTGGGCCGCCGCATGGCGGCACTCCAGGCACCCGACCTGGTGCTGGGCGACTGGGGCGATCGCTTCGTCGGCGATGTCTGCTGGCGCAAGCCCGGCGAACTCAGCGTGCGCCAGGCGATGTGGGTGGCGGTGCTGGTGTGGCAGCAGCGGGCGCATATGCCGGCCGAGCTGGTGCCGGCGCAGGAACCGCCCCGGCCGAAGCCGCGCGAGGGCAGCGTCTATGCAAGGGGCAACCGATGAGCGGCAGCATCCTCGACCAGTTCGGCAAGCCCATCACGATGCAGGCCGTGCGCAAGCTGCGCGAGGAGATCGCCCGGCCGACCCTGGCCGGCGTGAGGCCCATCATCTCCGGCCACCCGGCCGATGGGCTGACGCCCACGCGCCTGGCCGCCATCCACCGCGCCGCGGCGCAGGGCGATGGCCTGGCCTACCTCGAACTGGCCGAGGACATCGAGGAGCGCGACCTGCACTACGCCGCCGTGCTCGGCACCCGCAAGCGCCAGGTGGCGCAGCTGCCCATCACCGTGGAAGCCGCCAGCGACGATGCCGAGCATGTGCGCCACGCCGATTTCCTGCGCGCCTGGATCAACACCGGCGCGCTGGAGGACGGGCTGTTCGACATGCTCGACGCGGTGGGCAAGGGCTTCTCGGTACTCGAGATCATGTGGCGCACAGAGCCGGGCATGATCGTGCCCGAGGCGCTGGTCTATCGCCCGCAGCGCTGGTTCGATGTGGCGCGCGAGGATGGCGAGACCATCCTGCTGCGCCTTGGCGCGATGCCGGAGCCCCTGGCGCCGCACAAATTCGTGGTGCACCGCCACAAGCAGAAATCCGGCCTCGTGCTGCGCAGCGGCCTGGCGCGGCTGGCCAGCTGGGCGTGGATGTATAAGGCCTTCACCCTGCGCGACTGGGCGGTCTTCGTGCAGAACTATGGCGCGCCGCTGCGGGTGGGGCGCTACGGCCCCGAGAGCAGCGAGGCCGACCGCGACGTGCTATGGCGCGCAGTGGCGAACATCGCTGGCGACTGCGCGGCGATCATCCCCAAGGGGATGGAGATCGAATTCGTCGAGGCCGCCGACAAGAAGGACGGCAGCGAGCTATACCTGTCCCGCGCCAATTGGCTGGATCAGCAGGTCAGCAAGGCGGTGCTGGGCCAGACCACCAGCACGGATGCGATCAGCGGCGGCCATGCCGTGTCGCGCGAGCACCGCCTGGTGCAGGAGGACATCGAGCGATCGGACGCGCGGATGCTCTCCACCACGATGACGCGGCAGCTGGCAGCGCCCATCATCGCCTTCAACTTCGGCCCGCAGGCGGCCTATCCGCAGATCCGCATCGGCCGACCGGACGAGGTGCCGCTGCCGCAGCTGGTCGAGGCCCTCGCCAAGCTCGGCCCGCTGGGTCTGGTGGTCGAGGCCGGCGAGCTGCGCGACCGCCTGGGGCTGTCGGAGCCCGCGGAGGATGCGGTGACCATCGGCGGCCGCGCGCCGCCGCCCGCCCCGCCGGCACCGCCCACGCCGCCGGCGATGCCGCCCGCGCCCAGCCTGCAAAGCATCCGCCGCCTGATCACCTCGCGCCACGCCACGGCGCCCGAGCCCGAGCTGATGGAGGCGCTGACCGATCGGCTGGGCGAGGATGCCGAGGGCGCGCTGGCCGGCATGGTGGACGCCGTGCGGGCGGAGTTCGACGCCGCGGTGGATCTGCAGGACCTGGCCGCGCGGCTGGCGCGGCTGTCGCTGGATCCCGAGCAGCTGGCGCTGGCCATCGGCCGCGGCATGGCGCTGGCCCACCTGGTGGGCGAGGCCGCGGTGCTGGACGAACTCGCCCCGCGGCAGGGCTGAACCATGGCCGTCGCACAGGCGACGCTGGACGCCCTCAGCCTGCCGCCGCGCGAGGCCATCGCCTTCTTCGCGCAGAAGACCAACGCCACGACGCAGCACTGGACCGATGTCTGGCGCACCGGGCACAGCCGCAGCTTCATGGTGGCGGGCGCCGCCAGCGAAGACCTGGTCGCCGATTTCCGCGCCGAGATCACCAAGGCGCTGGAACAAGGCACCACCCTGGCCGAGTTCCGCCAGGGCTTCGACCAGATCGTGGCGCGGCATGGCTGGGCCTACAATGGCGGGCGCGGCTGGCGCACGCGGCTGATCTACGAGACGAACCTCAGCACCGCCTATGCGGCCGGGCGCTACGCCCAGATGACCGAGCCCGACACGCTGGCCGCCTTCCCCTTCTGGCAATACGTGCACAATGACGGCCCGAACCCGCGGCTGCAGCACCGCGCCTGGAACGGCCTGGTGCTGCGCGCCGACGATCCCTTCTGGGCCACGCACTACCCGCCGAATGGCTGGCGCTGCGGCTGCCGCGTGCGCGCGCTGACGGCGCGGCAGCTGGGCCGCCAGGGCAAGACGGGGCCGGACACCGCGCCCGCCATCGAGACGCGCCCCTGGACCAACCCGCGCACGGGCGCCACCAGCGACGTGCCGATCGGCATCGACCCCGGCTTCGACTACAACCCCGGCCAGGCCTGGCAGGGCGGCGGGCTGCCCGCCATCCCCACCGATGCGCGCTTCACGCCGCCCGAGGGCTTCCCGCCGCGCCCGCTGCCCATCCCCGCCGCGCGCCCGGCCGCCGCGTCGGCGCCACGCCCGCCGGCGGCGGCGAGCGATGACGTGCTGCCGATCGGTCGCACCGGCGCCGCCGACGCGCCGGACACGCCCCTGCCGCCCGAGCCGCCGGCCGAGGAAGCCGCGCGCCTGCGGGCGCAGCTGCGCCGCCTGGGCGGTGCCGCCGCCGCCGAGGCCGGAGGCGCCTCGCCGCTGGCCGAGCTGCGCCGCCTGGCGGGGCTGGCCTCGGCCGAGCGCACGCGGCTGCTGGCGCGCCTTAGCGAGCTGCGCGGCGCGCGCGCGGCGCGGGATGCGCAGCGCGACAGCCTGGCCACGCTGCGCCGCAAGGTGGCCGAGGCCGGGGGATGAGCGGCGCGCAGATCACCGTCGAGATCCGCGACCAGGCGGCGCGGCAGACGCTGCGGCAGATCGCCCAGCTGGGGCGGGAGCCGGGGCCGCTGCTGCGCGCCATCGGCGCCGGGCTGGCCGAGAACACGCGCGATCGCTTCGACCGCGGCGTGGATCCCGCCGGCTTCGCCTGGGCGCCGCTGCGCGACTTCTACGCGCCGCTGAAGAAGGGCCCGGGCATCCTGCGCGAGGCAGGCATGCGCGGCGGCCTGCAGGGCAGCATCACCTTCGATGTCGCCGGCGATGCCGTGGCGGTGGGCAGCAACAAGGTCTATGCCGCCATCCACCAGTTCGGCGGCGTGATCAAGGCGAAGAAGGCGCCCTTCCTGGTGTTCCGCACCACGGCGGGCCTCGCCTTCGCGAAGCAGGTGACCATCCCCGCGCGCCCCTACCTCGGCCTGTCGGCCGAGGACGAGGACACCATCCTGGACGTGGCCGAGACGATGCTGGACCGCTGGACGCGCAGCCCCGCCGGGGGTGGCGCGCGCACCTAGCGATAAGATGATTTAAGACGGTCTAAGAAGCCGGTCGGCGCCCTTCCAGGCCCTGACCCCGCCGCCAGAGCCCCGGCCGCGCCAGCGGCGATCCTGCTGGCGCGCTTCACGCCCGCGCCCGCGGGCATGATCCGTGCCCCGGGCGCGCGCGATCCTGCGCCCCATGCTGCTGACCGCCGCCCATGCCCTGCTGCCCTTCGCCACCGCCGGCGCGCCCGAATGGGTGCACCTGGTGCCGGCCGGGACCGTGCGCGGGCTGGATGGCCGCGGCCCCTACACGCTGGCCGACCCGGCCGGCGTCATCGCGCGCTCGATGCAGGCCGGGCGCCTGCCGATCGACGAGAACCACAGCACCGACCACGCGCTGAAGGCCGGCGGCGCCGCACCCGCGCGCGGCTGGATCGTCGAGATGCAGGCGCGCGAAGACGGCATCTGGGGCCGCGTCGAATGGACGCCGGCCGGCCAGGCGCTGCTGGAGGCGCGCGAATACCGCGGCATCAGCCCGGTCTTCACGCACACGGCGACGGACGGCGAGGTGCTGCAGCTGCTGCGCGCCGCGCTGACCAACGCGCCGAACCTCACCCAGCTCACCACACTGCACACCCTGAACCAGGAGACGAAGTTGGACCTCACGGCACTCCGCCGCGCGCTCGGCCTGCCCGAGACCGCGGACGAGGCGGCGATCATCGCCGCCGCGGGGGCGGCGCACAGCGCCGTCGCCACCCACACCACCGCGCTGGGCGAGATCGCCCGCGCTGCGGGCCTGGCCGAAGGCGCGGCCGCGCCGGCCATCGTCACCGCGCTGCAGACCCGTGCCGCCGCCGGCGACCCCGCGAAGATGGCGGCCGACCTGGTGGCGCTGCAGACGCAGCTGACCAACCTGCAGCAGGCGCAGGCGCGCGCCGCGGCCGAGACCGCGGTGGATGCCGCGATCCGCGCCGGCAAGCCCATCCCGGGTTCCCTGCGCGACCACTACATCGCGCGCCACATGCAGGACCCCGCCAGCGTGGCGAAGGAACTGGACGGCCTGCCGAGCCTGAAGGCTGGCGGGCTGGCGGCGCATGCCGCCGGCGCCGGTGGCGCGGCCGCCGATGGCCTGACGGTCGAGGACCGCGAGGCCATCGCCCTGCTGGGCATCGACGCCGAGCAGTTCAAGAAGCAGCGCGCCCGCGAGGGTGCCATGGTTGGGAGCGCCTGAGATGCCGTTGAGTGCACCGCGCAACACGCCCGAGCGCAACGAGGGCAAGTTCTTCGAATTCGCCGTTGCGGCATCCGTGCGCATCTATCCCGGCGCGCTGGTCATGCTGAACGCCGCCGGCGACGCCACGCCCGGCGCGGCGGCCACCGGCCAGACGGCCGCCGGCCGCGCCGAGACCGACAGCACCGAGAAGCCCGGCTTCGTGACGGTGCGGCGCGGCGTCTTCCGCTTCAACAACTCCGCCGCGGGCGATGCGATCACCAAGGCGCATTGGGGCGATCAGGTGTTCATCGTCGATGACGAGACGGTGGCCCTGACCAACGGCAGCAACACCCGCAGCGTCGCCGGCATCTGCCGCGGCGTGGACGCCGCCGGCGTCTGGGTCGAGATCTAAGGGGGAGAAGCGACCATGCAGATCACCAGCGGCAACCTCCGCAGCCTCTACACCGGCTTCTCCACCGCTTTCCAGGGCGCCTTCGACAACGTCGCGCCGGTGTGGAACCGCGTGGCGATGCGCGTGCCCTCCTCCACCGAGGCCAACGAATATGGCTGGCTGGAGCAGCTGCCGCGCATCCGCGAATGGCTGGGCGACCGTGTGATCCACGGCATCAAGGCCAGCGACTATCGCCTGCGCAACCGGCCGTGGGAGCTGACGATCGGCGTCGATCGCGACAAGATCGAGGACGACAATGTCGGCGTCTTCACGCCGCTGTTCGCCGAGATGGGCCGCGCCACCGCGGTGTTCCCGGACGAGCTGGTGCTGACGCTGGCCCGCGACGGTTTCAGCACCATCTGCTACGATGGCCAGTTCTTCTTCGACACCGACCATCCGGTGCTGGACGCCAACGGCGTGGTGCAGTCCGTGTCGAACGATGGCGGCGGTTCCGGCGACCGCTGGATGCTGCTGGACACCAGCCGCCCGGTGAAGCCCTTCATCTTCCAGGAGCGCCGGGCCTTCGACTTCGTGCGCATGGATGCTGCCACCGACGAGGTGGTGTTCGCCCGGAAGGAGTACCGGTACGGCGTCGATGGCCGCATGGTCGCGGGCTATGGCCTGTGGCAGCTGGCCTATGGCAGCCAGCAGACCCTGAACGAGGCGGCCTACGAGGCCGCGCGCGCGGCGATGATGAACATGCGCGGCGACAATGGCCGCCCGCTGGGCATCATGCCGAACCTGCTGGTGGTGCCGCCCAGCCTGGAGGCCGCCGGCCGCAAGCTGCTGGAGGCGGAGAGCAACGCCAATGGCAGCACCAACGTCTGGCGCAACACGGCGCAGCTGCTGGTGACGCCGTGGCTGGCGTGATGCCTGAGGCCGCACCCCCCGCGCTGCGCATCGCCGCGCGCCGCGCCGGCTTCCGTCGCGCCGGCCTGGCGCACCCGGCGCAGCCGGTGCTGCACCCGGCCGGCACCTTCACGCCCGACCAGGTGGAGGCCCTGCTGGCCGAGACGATGCTGATGGTGGAGATCATCCCCCCCGAAACCGCCACCCCCGACACCCGGCCCGAAGGGGATGGCGCCGACGCCGGCGACCTGGACAACCAGGTCGCCGGCAACCCGGCCGAAGCCGCGCCGCGCCGCGCGCGCAAGGCCGGCTGAGCCGTGTACGCCACCGTCGAGGACATGATCGGCCAGTGGGGCGAGGCGGAGATGATCCGCCTCACCGCCCCGGAAGGTCAGCTCGACGAACTGGTGGTGACGCAGCGCGTGGAACGCGCGCTGGCCGATGCCTCGGCGGTGATCGACAGCTACCTGCGCAAGCGCTACGGCGTGCCGCTGGCCGCCCCGGTCCCCGCCGAGGTGGCCCGCGCCTGCCGCATCCTCGCCCGGCACGAGCTGGCGCATGGCGAGCAGCGCGAGCCCACCGAGCAGATGCACGCCGCGCGCAAGGACGTGCTGGCCTGGCTGCGCGACCTGGCCGAGGGCCGCGCCGAGCTGGCCATCGCCGCAGCCCCCGCCGCCAGCGGCGCCGGCGCGCGCATCCTCGATCGCGACGCAGCCTTCACCGCCGGCACCGGGCTGATCGGATGAGCGTCTATGCCGACCTCACCCGCGCCGGCCCGCTGCTGGCGATGGAAGCCGCGCTGACCGAGCGGCTGCAGCTGGCCTTCCCCTCGCGCGTGTTCGAGCACGCGACGGTGCCGGCGCGCGTCACGGCCGCCGGCTGGGCTCGGCTTCTGCGCCGCACGCCCTTCGTCGGGCTGGGCTGGGGCGGCTTCAAGATCGCGCCGCAATCGGGCCGGCGCATCGTGGCCGAGGCCGCATGGACGGTGTTCCTGGTGAACAAGAACGAGGCCGCGCCGAAGCTGCGCCTGGTGGGCGACAGCCTGGGCGTGGGCCAGCTGGGCATGGCGCAGGTGGCGGCCATCGCGCTGCACGGCCTGGCCATCCGCGATGTCGGCACCGTCATCGTGGGCGACGCGCAGAACCTGTTCGCCGAGGCGTGGGACGACCAGGCCGGCGCGATGACCGGGCTGAACCTGACCGTGGCGTTCGAGCTGGTGCCGCTGCCCGGCGAGGGCAGCATCGACGAATTCCTGCGCCACGTCGCCGAATGGCGGATCGAGCCCGGCGACGTGCCCGCCGCCACCGACACCATCGCATTGAGGGAGGGCGCATGAGCCCCGACACGCTGCCCGCGACGCTGCATCTGCGCCCCGCCGAGGGCCGCCGCGTGCGCCACCCGCTGACCATGGCGCCGATCGGCGCGGAGGGCGCGCACCTGCCCCCCGACGCCTTCGTGCTGCGCCGCCTGGCCGAGGGCGACCTGGTGGTGGTGACGCCGCCGGCCGAGCCCGCCGAAACCAGCCATTCCGCGCCGCCGCGGCGCAAGTAAGGGGAACCGCACCGCATGTCCGGGACCATCAGCTTCGACCAGGTGCCCGCCGATTGGCGCGTGCCCGGCGCCTATGTGGAAATCCGCCCGATCAACCGCTTCCAGGGCCTGGCCGAGTATCGCCCCCGCGCGCTGCTGATCGGCCAGATGCTGACCGGCACGGCCGCCGCCGAGGTGCCGCAGCGCATCACGCGGCGCGACCAGGCCACGGCGCTGTTCGGCGCGGGCAGCGCGCTGGAGGACATGATCCAGACCTTCCTGGACGCGAACACCACCACCGAGCTGTGGGCCATGGGCCTGCCGGCCTCGGGCGGTGCGGCGGCGGCCAGCGGCACCATCGCGCTGACGGGCTCGCCCACCGCGGCCGGCACGCTGGCGGTCTACATCCGCGGCCGCCGCGTCGCGGTGCCGGTCGCGGCCGCGGCCACGCCCACCGTCATCGCCACCGCCCTGGCAGCCGCCATCAACGCGGCGGTGGGGCTGCCGGTGACGGCGGCCAGCACCACCGGCACGGTGACGCTGACGGCGCGGCACCTGGGCGCCATCGGCAACTTCATCGACGTGCGGGTGAACTACCAGCTGGGCGATGCCACGCCGCCGGGCCTGACCGTGACGATCACCGCGATGGCGAGCGGCACCGGCACGCCGGTGCTGACCGCAGCGCTGGCGGCGATCGCCGCCGACCCCTTCACCGACATCTGCCTGGGCTTCCCCGAGGCCGGCGTGATCGGCGTGCTGGCGACCGAACTGGCGCGCCGCTACGGCGCCATGGTGGGCCTCGATGCGCATGGCTATGCCGCCCTGTCGGCGACGCATGGCACGCTGCTGACGCTGGGCGCGGCGCAGAATTCGCCGCACCTGACGATCATCGGCGCCAACGCCTCGCCCAGCCCGCCCTGGGCCTGGGCGGCCTCGCTGTGCGGGCGCGCGGCCTTCCACATGGCCAATGACCCGGCGCGGCAGATGCGCGGCATCACGCTGCCCGGGATCCTGCCGCCGGCGGTCACCGCCCGCTTCACGACGACCGAGCAGGATCAGCTGCTGCGCGATGGCATCAGCACCTGGGACGCCATCCAGGACGGCACGGTGGTGCTCTCGCGCGTCATCACGGCCTACCAGGTCTCGAACCTCGGCGTGGCGGACACCGCCTGGCTGGACATCATGGTGCCGAAGACCATGTCGCGGATCCGCTTCGACTGGCGCGCCTACCTGCAGCTGTCCTTCCCGCGCCACAAGCTGGCGGATGACGGCAGCCCGGCCGCCGAGTTCAACGACAACATCGTGACGCCGCGCATCATGGCCAGCGTCTGGGGCACGCGCTGCAAGCTGTATGAGCGGCTGGGCTGGATCGAGGACATCCAGCGCACCATCGCCGACAGCACCTTCGTGCGGAACGCCTCCGACCGGAACCGGCTGGATGCGCGCCAGCGCGTGCGGGTGATCGGCAACCTGATGGTGTTCGCCGCCGCCCTCGAATTCGAAGCCTGAGGAGAGGCACATGGCACAGCTGCTCGGCATCATCGACGTGGTCTGGCGGGGGCAGAAGATCGCCACCGAGAAGGGGGCGAAGCTGCGGCTTGGCGGCCTCAAGAACAACGGCGTCATCATGGGCCGCCAGATCGGCCGCGCGCAGGAGATGGAGGCCTCCGAGGTCACCGTCACCACCAACCTCAAGCGCGACCAGCGCATCCTCGACCTGTGGGGCGCGGGGCAGGAGGGCGAGCTGCAGGTGCTGTGCGACACCGGCCAGACCTACGTCTTCCCCGACGCCTTCCTGACCAACCGTCCCGAGATGACCGGCGGCGAGGGCGGCAAGATCGAGATGGTGTGGATGGCCGGCGAGGCCGAGGAGCTGCTGAATGGCTGACGGCCCCACTTCCCCTGGCGATACCACCATCATCGTGGACCTGGTCGAGGATGCCGGCCCGGCGCAGGGCCCCGCGGCCGCTGCCGGCGCCGATGTGGTGGTGATTTCCGACGATGGCGCGCCCGCGCCGCTGCCGGCCCGCGCCACGGAGCACCCCGATGGCAGCGTGACGCTGCCGCTGCTGTTCCCGGTGGTCCTGCGCTACCGCGCGCGGGGCAGCGAGACGGTGCGCGAGGAACGCTGCGAAAGCTTGACCTTCGGCCGGCTGAACGGCGCCGACATGCGCGCCATCGCGGCCAGTGCCACGGGGGGTGCGGGCATCATGGTGACCCTGGCGCGCAGCGCGCGGATGCCGGAGGGCAAGTTCGGCCCGCTGTTCGACAGGCTCGACGCCGCCGACATCGACGATGCGCTGGCCGTGGTGGCGCGTTTTTTGGGCAGTGGCCGGAAGACTGGCCGCTGATCCTGGCCGCGCTCGGCCAGTTCTATCACTGGTCGCGCGCCGAGCTTGAGGCGCTGCAGGCCGCCGATGCGCTGTTCTGGCACCAGGCCGCGGCCGATCTGCTGAAGGCGGCGCGCGAGAGGGAGTAGGGCATGGCCGCCGGCCGCAACCTGATCGCCAGCTTCATCCTGCGCCTGGTGGACCGGCTTTCGCCCGGCCTGCAGCGCATCCAGGGCATGCTGCAGCGGACGCGCGACATGGCCGGACGCATCGGCGCGATCGGCGCCGTGGTGGCCGGCATCAGCTTCATGGCGCCGCTGCGCGAAGCCGCGGCCTTCGACGATGTGCTTCGCCAGACAGCGATCACCGCAGGGCAGTCCGGCAGGGCTGCGCAAAGTGCCGTGGCGCAGATGAGTGCGGCCTACCAGCGCCTCGCCTTGGAGACGGGCCAGCGCAGCCAGGCGGTGGCGCAGGCGGCGGCCGACCTGCAGGCCGCGAACCTGGCGCCCGAGGTCATCCAGCAGCTGCTGCCCACGCTGGCGCGCACCGCGACGGCCACCGGCGCCGAGCTTGCGGACCTCACGCGCATGGCCATCGGCCTGAACCAGAATTTGCGCATCGGCCCCGACCAGATGGCGGTGGCGCTCGCGCGCATGGCACAGGCCGGCAAGGAAGGCCGGTTCGAGCTGCGTGACATGGCGCGGGAGTTTCCGGCGCTGACCGCCGGGCTGGAAGGGCTTGGCGCCACCGGGCTCGATGCAGCCGAGCGGCTGGCCTCGATGCTGCAGGTGGCGCGGCGCGGTGCGGCCACGGGCAGCGAGGCGGCCACCAACCTCAGCAACCTCATCAGCAAGATCAGCAGCCCGGAGACGGTGCGGAACTTCGCCGAAGCCGGCACGAACCTGCCCGGTCTGCTGGCCAGCGCCGCGCAACAGGGCATCAACCCCGTCGAGGCCGTGATCCAGGAGGTGCGCCGCCTCAGCCGGGGCGACATGTTCAGCGTGGGCCGCCTGTTCGGCGACCAGCAGGTGTTGAACGCCCTGCGCCCCTTCATGACGGGCACGCAGGAGTATCTGCGCATCCTGCAATCGGTGCGCGCCGCGCAGGCGAACCTGATCGACACTGACTTCGAGACGCGGCGGCAGGGCCTGCTGATCCGCACGCTGGAGCTTGAGGAGCGCATCACCCAGCTCGGCCGCCGCGTGGGCAATGCCTTCGGCGACAACCTCGGCTGGATTAACGATGCCCTGGCTGGCTTCCAGGCCTTCCTGGACCGCATCGACGCCATCGCCCCTGGGCTGGTGGACAACCTGCTGATGGTGGGCGGCGCGGGCATCCTGCTGGCCGGCGCGCTTGGCGTGCTGGGCGTGGTGGCCCCTGCCGTGGCGGCGGGCGTGGCGCTGATCGGCGGGCCGATCGGCCTGGCGGCGCTTGCGATCGCCGCCGCAGCGGTTTTCATCTGGCAATACTGGAACGAGATCGGCGAATTCTTCAGCGGCCTCTGGGCGGGCATTCAGGCGGCCTTCAGCAGCTTCGGCACCTGGCTGGCATCCTGGGTGAGCGGCGACGGGCAGATCGCCTGGCTGGCGGGTGCCATCCGCACCGCCTGGGCGCCGCTGGGCAGCTTCTTCGACGGGCTGCTGGGCGGCATCGCGCGGAACTTCGAAGCGCTGATGAGCGTGATCCGCCCTGTGCTGGACGGGGCGCAGCGGCTGCTGGGCGGCAATGAGGGCGCGGGCAGCGACCCCGCGGCGCAGGCCGCGCGCCGCGCCGCGATGGGCAACCGCGGCAGCGCCGGCGGCTTCTACGCGGATCCCGTGCTGCCGCCAGCCCAGCGCATGCAGGGCGAGATCGTGGTGCGCGCCGAGCCCGGCACCGCGGCCGAAGTGACGCGCCCGGGCAACCGCGACGTGCCGCTGACCACGGCGCCGAACCGCGGCCCCATGCTGGGCCTGCCCTGATGTCCGGCAGCTTTCCCGGCGGCGCGCTTGGCGCGCTGATCGACGGGCTGTTCCAGGCCAGCTTCGCCGGCATCGAATTCCACATGCCCGATGCGCGCAGCGAGGCCGGGCGGCGCGTGATCGGCTTCCTGTTCCCCGGCCGCGACGGCCTGGCGCATGAGGACCTGGGCGCCGCGCCGCGCCGCATCACGATCAGCGGCCTGGTGCTGGGCGAGGACCATGTGCGCCGCGCGCGGCGGCTGGAGGCCGCCTTCCTGCGCCCCGGCCCCGCCACGCTGGTGCATCCCTGGCTGGGCGAGATCGAGGTGGTGCTGGTGCAGCCCGCCAGCTTCACCTTCACCGAGCGCGAGCTGCGCGTGGTGCGCTTCGACGCGGTGTTCGAGCGCGTGGTCGCACCCGCTTCGCCCCTCGACACGCTGGGCCGGCTGCTGGATGCGGCGGATGGGCTGCGCGATGCCGCGCGCGGGCTGCTGCGCCGCGTGCTGGCGCCGGTGCGCCTCGGCCTCGGCGCCATCGCCGCGGTCTCGGCCTATCTCGGCAGCGCGGCCACCACCTGGCGCACCGTGCTGGCCGGCGTGCGCGGCGGGGCCACGCTGCGCGGCGCCCTGGCCGGCCCGGTCGAGGCGCTGGAGGGCTTCAGCTTCGCCCCCGTCGCGACCGCCGGCGACGACACCGCCGATGTGCTGGGCGCGGTGCCCGCGGCCGCCGCGCGCGCCGCCGCCCCCGCGGCGATCCCCGCCATCGGCCCCGGCCCGGCCGCCCCCGCCGCGCCGGCGCCGGCCGATCGGCGCGCCGCGGCGCTGCTGCTGATCGATGCCGCGGCCGGCCTGGGCGCCGGGCCGGCCGAGGCCGCCGCGCCGCGCCTGGCCGCCCGCGCGCAAGCGCTGGCCGAGGCGGCGCGGACCATCGCCGACATCCCCTTCGAAAGCCGGCAGGAGGCCCGCGCCTGGCGCGCCCGGCAGGATGCCGCGCTGGGCGCCGGCGTGACCGCCGCCGCCGCGCTGGGCGCGACCGAGCCCGAGGCCGCGGGGCAGCTGCTGCGCGCGCTGGTGGCGCTGCGCGCGGCTGCCGCGGCCGACCTCGACGAGCGCATCGGCCGCCTGCCGGAGGTGCTGCTGCTGGCCGCGCCGCCGGGCGGCGGATCGGCCTGGCAGGTTGCGCAGCACATCGCCGGCGACGATCCGGCGGCGGTGGTGGCGGCGCATGCCGACATCGTCGCGCGCAACCGCCTGCGCCACCCCGCCCTGATCCCCGGCGGCCAGGTGCTGGAGATCCTGCCATGACCACCACCCGGGTGCGGCTGGAGGTGGATGGCCAGGTGCATGACACCTGGACGGCCGTGCACATCACGCGCGACCTGGCCGACATCTCCGGCGGGTTCGAGCTGGAGCTGCACGACGCCGCCCGGCTGCGCCGCGCGCTGCCCGGCAGCACGCCGGCCATGCCGATGACGATCGAGGCCGGTTCTGAGGTGCGCCTGTCGATCGACGGCGAGCTGGTGCTGCTGGGCCATGTGGACGATCTGAAGGTCAGCATCCAGGCCGAGGACATCCGCATCGGCGTCTCGGGCCGCGACCGCACCGGCGACTTGGTGGACAGCGCGGCGACGCTCGATGGGCCGGTGGAGTTCCGCAACCTGACGCTGACCGAGATCGCCGAGCGGATCTGCAAGCCCTTCGACATCGCGGTGCGGGCCGAGACCGATGTCGGCGCGCCCTTCACGGTGTTCAGCCTGGATGCGGCGGAGCGCGCGATGGAGGCGATCGAGCGCGGCTGCCGCCAGCGCGCGGTGCTGGCGGTGTCGGATGGCGTGGGCGGGCTGCTGCTGACGCGCAGCGGCGCCCGGCGCGGCCCTGCCGCACTCAGCCTGCCGGGCAATGTGCAGGCGGCGGTGCTGACGCGCAGCTGGCGCGACCGGCACAGCGCCTATGTGGTGAAGGGGCAGACCAAGCCCGCGCGCGCCGGCGGCCCGGCCTTCACGCCGCCGGCCTCGCCGATCGTGCCCGGCTTCGGCCCGCCGAACCCGCAGGCGCAGGAGCGCGCGACCATCGTCATGACCGGCCGCGCCGTGGATCCCGAGGTGGTGCGCCACCGCCCGCTGGTCGCCCTCGCCCGCAGCCAGTCCGGCGGTGCCAGCGTGCAGACGCAGGCCGAGTGGATGCTGCGCATCGCGCGCGGCCAGTCCGAGACGCTGGCCTACACCGTGCTGGATTGGCGCGCGGGCACCGACAAGCGGCTGTGGCGGCCGAATGAGCTGGTGACGGTGGATGATCCCATCGCGGGGATCCTCGGCGACATGCTGGTGGCCGGCGTGACCTTCAGCCATTCCGACCAGGATGGCAGCATCACGCAGCTGCGCCTGGTGGGGCCCGAGGCCTTCGACCTGGTGGCCGAGGCCGAGGATCAGCGCCGCGCCACGCGCGAGAACCGCGACGCCGCGCGGCCGCGCAACAGGGTGGCCTCGCCGATCACGGGGCCGCAGCCGTGAGGGACGTGATGCAGCTGCGCGGCGCGGTGGTGCGCGGGGCCGTGGTGGGCAGCAGCGATGCCGGCCAGGCGCAGACCGTGGATGTGGAGACGCATGAGGGCGTGCTGCGCGCCGGGGTGGAAGTGCTGCAGCCATTCGGCGTCGCGTCCCGCGCGCCGGGCGGGCCGGGTGCCATGGTGCTGCTGCTGGCGGTGGGCGGCGACCAGGGCGACATGGTGGCGCTGCCGGTGGCATGCCCTTCGCTGCGCTTCGGCGCGCTCGGGCCCGGCGAGGCGGTGCTGTATGACGCCGAGGGCAACCGGGTGCACCTGCGCGCCGGCGGCATCGTCGAGGTTCAGGCGGCGACGAAGATCCGCCTGGTGGCGCCGCTGGTCGAAATCGTGGCGGATGAGACGACGATCAGCGGCGACCTGGTGGTGGCCGGCCAGGTCTCCGACGCCGCGGGCTCGATGCAGGAGATGCGCACCCGCTACAACGGGCACCAGCACGCGGGCGGCGCGACACCGACCCCGTTGATGGACTGAGCGGCGCGCAGCGCCGAGGCCGCGGATGCGGCCCGCCGGCAGTCCGGCGAAGGCAAGGGCGCGGATGCGCCCGCCCGCCGTCTGAGGGCAAAGCACTACGCCCGCGGCTGCGGGCATGATCCGGCTTCCCCGCGCGCGCGATCCTGCGCGCCATGCTCGACATCGCGCTTCGCTTCGATCCCGTCGCGCGCCGCTTCGATGTGGCGGTGGAGGGGCGCGACCTGGTGCTGGACCGCACCGCCGCCACGCCGATGCTGCTGGGCCTGGGCTGCGATCGTCGCGCGCGCCCCGATGATGCTCTGCCCGGCGAGGCCGTGTTCGGCGCGCGCCGCGGCTGGCCGGGCGATGCGCTGGACGGCGCCGGCCGGCGCCTGGGCAGCCGGCTGTGGCTGCTGGAGCGCGCGAAGCAGACCGAGGCCGTGCGCCTGCGCGCCGAGAGCTACGCCCTGGAAGGCTTGGCGCGGCTGGCCGACGAGCTGGGCCTGGATGTCACCGCCAGCGCCGCCTGGGCGCGCCCCGGCGTGCTGGCCCTGACCGCCCGCGCCGCATCGGCCGAGGTGACTATCAGCCGGGCTGTCGCCGCATGACCTGGCCCATTCCCCAGCCCGGCGAGATCGCCGAGCGCCTGGCCGCCGGCATCGAGGCCGGCTTCCCCGAGGCGCCGGACCTGGATGCGCGCGCGCCCGACACGATGCTCGGCGTCATCGCCCGCACCTTCGGCCTGGCGCTGTTCGACGCGCATCTGCACCAAGCCTATCTGGCGCAGCAGCTGCTGCCCGACACCGCCACCGAATGGCTGGAGCGCCACGCCGATGTGTGGGGCATCGCCCGCATCGCCGCGACGCAGGCCGCCGGCACCGTCACCTTTGCGGGCACCAACGGCACCAGCATCCCCGCCGGCACCGAGCTGCGCGCGCCCTCCGGCCTGATCGCCACCACGCTGGCGACCGTGGTGGTGGCGAGCGGCACCACCAGCGTGGCCGTGCGCATGGCCGCCCCCGGCGCGGCGGGCAATGCGGTGGCCGGCGTGGTGCTGGCGCTGGTCGCGCCCATCGCGGGCCTTACGCCGCAATCGGCCACGGTGGCGATCGGCGGGCTGACCGGCGGCGCCGAGGCTGAGGCCGACGAGGCGCTGCGCGCGCGGCTGCTGGCGCGCATCCGTCAGCCGCCGATGGGCGGCACGGCGGCGGATTACATCGCCTGGGCTAAGCGCGCTTCGGCCGAGGTGGCGCAGGTGGCGGTGCTGCCGAACCATGTCGGCCCGGGCACGGTGGGCGTGGTGGTGGCCATGGCCGGCGCGCGCGCGCCGACCAGCCCCGAGATCGCCGCCATCGCGGCATCGATCGAGCTGGACCGGCCGGTGACGGCATCGGTCACCGTGCTGGCCTGCGTCCCCACGCCGGTGGCCTTCACCATCACCGTCACGCCCGACACCGCGGCGACGCGCGCCGCCGTCACCGCGGCGCTGGATGCCTTCTTCGCGCGCGAGGCGGCGATCGGCGCCGTGATGCCGCGCAGCCGGATCAGCGAGGCGATCAGCGCCGCCGCCGGCGAGTATTCCCACGTGCTGGTCGCGCCGGCGGCCGATGTGGCGCCGACGCCGCTGCAGCTGCCCACGCGGGGGACCATCACGTGGTAGCGCGCAGCGCCGAGGCGGTGCTGGACGCGCTGCTGGCGCTGCTGCCGCCCGGCTGGGCGGTGCCGCGCCTGCGCGATGCCGCCCTTGCCCGGCTGCTGGCCGCGCCGGCGGCGGAGATCGCGCGCATCGAGGCTGCAGCCCTGGCGCAGCTGGTGGAGAGCGACCCGCGCGCCGCCGCCGCCCTGCTGCCGGATTACGAGCGCGTGCTGGGCCCCGACCCCTGCGACCCCGCGGGGGCGACCGAGATCGGCGAGCGGCGGCGCATCGCGCATCAGCGCTGGACGCAGCAGGGCAGCCAGTCCCGCGCCTTCTTCGTGGCCCTCTCCGCCAGCCGCGGCGTGGCCATCACGATCGAGGAGCGCAAGCCCTTCAAGGCCGGGCGCAGCAAGGCCGGCCAGCCGCTGGCGCCGCGCGAGTGCCGCTTCACCTGGCGCATCCGCCTGCCGACCACCCGCGTGGTCAGCTTCCGCGCCGGGCGCAGCAAGGCCGGGCAGTCGCTGGGCTCGATCGAGGCCTCAGCCGCCGAGTGCCCCATCCGGCGCCTGGCACCGGCACACACCATCCCCGTCTTTGCCTACGGAGCACCCTGATGCAGCGGATCACTGGCCCGAGCGCGGTCGATATCGGCGGCGGCAACCTCGGCTTCCGGGATGAGAACCTCTCCAGCGGCATCGAGGGCACGGATGTCTCGGCCGCCTGGCTGAACGGCGTGCAGGAGGAGCTGGTCGGCGTGATCGTCGCCGGCGGGCTGACGCCGAGCGGCGCCAACCTGGCGCAGCTGCTGGCCGCGATGCGCGCCATGTTCGCCCCGGGCTTCGAGGCCTTCACCGCCAGCGGCACCTTCACGGTGCCGCCGGGCGTGACGCGGGTGGAAGTGGAGGTCTGGGGCGGCGGCGGTGGTGGCGGCGCGGGGGCCTCCGGCACCGCGACGCCGCCCTTCGCAGGCACCGGCGGCGGCGCTGGTGGATATGCGGCGGGGGTTTTCACCGTCACGCCGGGGGGCGCGATCACGGTGACGGTGGGCGCCGGCGGCGGCAGCGGCGCGAATGGTGGCAGCAGCAGCTTCGGCGCGTTCTGTTCGGCCACCGGCGGCACCGGCGGCAGTCTGATCCAGGTCAACTTGTCGGCCGAGGTGCCCGCGGGCAACGGCACGGGCGGGCAGCTGAACCTGCAGGGCGGGGGCGGTGGCTTGCCGATCGCAAACCCGGTCTCGACCAATGTCGGCATCGGCGGCCGCGGCGGCAACGCGGCGCGCGGCGGCGCAGGCGGCGTGGAGAGCTATGCTGGCCCGGGCACCGGGCGGCGGCCTGGTGGTGGCGGCGGCGGCGGCGGCGGCGCCGGCAGCGCGGCGGGTGGTGTCGGCGGCCCCGGCCTTGTGATCGTGCGCTGGTGAGCGGCGCCGCGCCCCCGCGCCCGGTGCGCGTCGAGCTGCGGCTGGCGCCGCAGGACGGCGCCTGGCCGCGCAACCCCACGGTGCTGCAGGGCCAGGCGCTGCGCGTCTATGCCAGCTTCCTCGACGTGGATGGCGCGGCGCTGCCGGCCAATGCGGTGACCGGCGTGGTCTGGACGCTGGCGCGCCCGGGTGGGCCGGCGCTGCAGGTGGCCTCGGATGCGGGTGGGGGCATCGGCAGCCACAGCATCGGCGCGGCGAACGATGTGCCGGGCCGCTGGCGCGCCGGCATCAGCTGCACCGGCCCGGCCGCGGCGGTGGGCGAGATCAGCTGGGATGTGCAGGCGCCGGCCGCGCCCCTGGCCGCGGCGGTGGCGCCTGCTGGCCTGGTGCTGGTGACGCAGGACGGCCGGGTGCTGCTGACCGAAACCGGCCAGGCGATCGCGGTATGAGCGGCATCCTTCCCGCGCTGCGCATCACTGACCTGGCCAGCGCCGACACGCTGAGCGGCGCCGAGGCGCTGGCCGTGGTGCGCGGCACCGGCGCGCAGGCGGTGACGCTGCGCAGCACGGTTTCCCAGCTGGCCGGCGGCCACACCCACCCCAGCACGGCGCTGACGCACCTGCCCGGCGGCACCGGCGCCGTGGCGCTGTCCTTGGCGCAGCTGCTGAACGAGCTTCCCGTCAGCGTGCGCAGCTACGGCGCGGCCTGCGATGGCGTGACGGATGACAGCGCCGCCTTCCAGCGGGCGGTGGATGCCATCCCCTCGGGCCAGCAGCGCCGCATCCTTGTGCCGGCCACGGCAATGCTGAACACCGTGGTGAACAACAATTCCCGCTCGCCGATCTGGGAATTCGCGCCGGGGGCCGACATCGTCGGCGGGGCGGCGACGAAGTTCCAATGGCCCACCCGGCGCATCGACCAATCGGCAACCGCGCGGCACGAATACACGGTGGCCCTGCCCGATGCCGGCGCCGGCACCGCGCGGCACCGCTACACCGAGATCCGCGCGCCGCGCAGCCTGGGCGCGACGCCCGGCTATGGCGTGCGGCTTGACTACATCAGCGGCTTCTACGGCGCGGGCTTCGACATCGCCCAGGGGGTGGTCGCCTCGTGGAGCCGGCAGACCGGCGACGATGGCGGCCAGGCGCTGGCCGAATGGCTGGTGGCGATCAGCCCGACGCTCGGCGGCGCCAGCACCAGGTGGGGCCTGTTCGTCGCGGAATGGAACCCGGTGAACCGCCACGCGGATCACGGCTGGAGCCCCACGCGGGTGGGGATGAACAACTTCACCGGCGCCTTCCAGGTGGTGCCGGAAGCCAAGGTCTTCGGCCAGGGCGGCCTCAGCTATGACGTGCTGTTCGGCATCGTGCTGTCGCGCAGCAGCGAGCTGAAGGCGACGGATGGCTACTCGGCGCGGATGCACAACGCCATCCTGCTGGAGCCCGACAGCCTCACCTCCAGCGGGCGCTTCGCCTACGTCACCGGCCGCACCGTCGCCGTCGATGGCTCCCAGACGCCCGAGGCCATCATCGAGGGCGCGGGCGAGTGGAAGGGCGGGCTGCGCCTGCACGGCGCGACGTTCTCCGGCCAGGTGGTGACGCTGCCCGAGGCCGGCGCGCTGGCCTGGCTGTCCCCCGGCGTGGGCGGCGCGGGCAGCGAGCGCGGGCGGATTTCGATCGGCGCCGATGGCGCCATGCTGCTGGGCTGGCAGGGCAGCACGCGCGGCGTGGCCCGCAAACGGGTGTGGGCGGCGGGGCGCCAGGCTGCGGATGGCGACCGGCAGTGCGGCGCGCAGCTGCTGCGGCGCACCACCACGGACGGCACGGCGCTGCGGCTGACCGCCGATGCCCTGGCCAGCGTGGCGGCGAACAACTGCACGCTGCCCCCCACCAGCCTGTTCCGCGTCTCCATCCTGATGGGTGCGCGCCAGAGCGGCGGCAGTGCCGGCACAGTGGGCGATGCCGCCACCTGGCGCATCGAGGCCGCCATCAAGCAGGGCGCCGGCGCCGCCGCGACGGCCTTCGTCGGCACGCCCACGGTGACCAAGGAATTCCAGGATGCAGCCGCCGCGGCCTGGACCGCGGCGGTCACCGCCGACACCGCGCTCGGCTGCCTCGCCATCACCGTCACCGGCGAGACGAACAAGACGATCCAATGGCTGGCCGACATCACCAGCGTCGAGCTGGTGGGATGAGCGAAGGAAACTCCGATGCCTGATGTGAACCTCTCGCCCGGCGACGTGCGCGTCGAGAAGCTGGCGCATCGGCGCGACCCCACCAGCGGCGCGATCGAGCCCTATGTGCGGATGGGCGCCGCCGGCGCCTGGACCAACCGCAGCGGCACCATCACGGCCGGCGGCACGGCGCAGGTGCTGGCGGCCGCCAACCCCGCGCGCCGCGGCGTCTTCGTGCAGAACCACAGCGGCGCGGACCTTTGGCTGAATGACCTCGGCGTGGCCGCGGCCGCGCAGCCCAGCATCCGCATCCCGGCGGGCATGACCTGCGAATTCCCGCTGGGATGTGTGCCGGTGACGGCGCTGAGCATCTTCGGCGCCACCACCGGCCAGCCCTTCACCGCGCGGGAGTGGTGAGATGCGCCTCAGCGGTCCCTCACGCGCCAATGTCGTGCTGCTCAGCGGCAGCGGCACCTACACCCCAAGCTCCGGCGCCGTGGCGCTGCTGCTGCGCGCCGGCGGCGGTGGCGGTGGCGGCGGCGGCGGCGCGCGCGTCAACACAGGCACGGCGGCTTCCGGCGGCGGCGGTGGCGGCGGCGGCGCCATCGTGGAACGCATGCTCCGCCTGGCGGAGGTGACGGGCGCACTGACGTTCTCGGTCGGCGCGGGCGGCGCGGGTGGTGCCGGCGCCACCGCGGGGAACACAGCGGGCAGCAATGGCGGCGCCGGCGGCCCCACCACGATGACCATGGGCGGCGTGCTGATCCTGCAGGCATTTGGCGGAGGGCGGGGCGCGGGTGGACAGACTGCCGCGAATGCCGGCGGCGGTGGCGGCGCGGGGTTTGCTGGCGCCGGCGGCGATGCGACGGCGGCCACCGCTGGCACTGCCGGCACACAGGGCGGGGGCGCCGGTGGTTCCGGTGCCGCTGGTTCGGCGGCGCAGGTGGGCGGCACGGCCTCGGGCAGCGGCGCGGGCGCGGGCGGTGGCCTCAATGCCGGCATCGGCGGCGCGGGCGGGTTCAGCCTGTCCGGCGGCAATGGCGGCGGCGCCGGCGGTGGCCTCAGCACCGTTCCGGCGGCCTTCGCGGGCGGCAATGGGCGCAGCTGCATGGTGGCCGGCGCCATCCTCATCGCCGGCGGGGCCGGCACAGGCGCGGCCGGGGCGGTGGGGGCTGCCATGCCGGGCCTGGCCGGCAATTCCGGTTCGGGCGGCGGCAGCAATGCCGGCGGCGCGGGCGGTGATGGCGGGGCTGGCGGGCGCAGCTCGGGCGGTGGCGGCGGTGGCGCGGGTTCCACCGGCAATGGCGGCGCCGGCGGTGCCGGTGGCGCGGGCTGGCTTGAGGTGACGGAGATCTTCGCATGAGCGGCATCCTGCCCGCGGTGCGGGTGCCGGACCTCGGCCTGGCCACCACGCTGACCGGCGCGGAACAGGTGCTGTTGGTGCAGGGCAGCGGCGCGGCCGCCGTGGCCCGTCGCGCGCCGATCGGCGACCTGGTGGATGCCGCGGCCGGGCCCATCGTGGCGGCGCAGCTGGCCAGCCAGGTGGCGCCCACCCTGCTGCTGACGCGCGACCCGCTGCCCACCGATGACAGCGCCGCGGGCATCCAGGTGTTCAGCCCCGCGCTGAACACCAACACCGGGCGGTGGTTCGTCTGCCTCGGCGCGGCGGTGGGGGCGGCGGTGTGGCGGATGGTGCCCTTCGACCTGGGGGCCACGCACATCTCGGGCCTGACCTATCCGATCGACGACATCGTGCATGTGACGAACATCGCGGTGACGGCGCCGGACGTGCTGTTCCTGAACGTGTTCGAGCTGCACGAGCGCGTGCTGCTCTCGGCCCTGGTGCAGCGCATCTTCACCGGCGGCACCGGCAGCGCGGTGAAGCAGGCGATCTGGGCCGATGCCGGCGGCCGGCCTATCGGCGCGCCCCTGGTGCAGGACGCGGTGGGCGTGGCGACCACCGCCAGCAACGCGCAGGCCGTGGGGCCTGTCGCGGGCGGCATCGGGCCGGGCCGCCTTTGGTATGGCGCGAAGCACACCGGCAGCGTGCTGCCCTTCGCCCTGTCGATCGGCAGCACCTATCACGGCCAGGCCCGGCGCATCGGCCGCGCCGGGATCCTGGCGAACAACACCATGACGGCGCTGAGCATCGCCTCGGCCTACGCGGCCGCCATGCCCACCTTCGCCGGCGGCGAGGCCTTCGGCGAGCATGTGACGGGCGGCGTCGCCGTGCCGCACTTCACGGTGGCCTGATGCCGCTGGCCGCCTGGCAGGGCCGCGCCTCCGCCACCTGGCCATGGGAAGACCCGGCCCGGCGCGTGCGCATCATCGAGGTATTCGGCGAGAGCACCGGCGGCAACCACGCGGAGGGCACGGGCACCTGCGACCGGCTGATGACAACGCCGCGCTCGCGCGACCGCGTGTTCATGATGAACAACCCGAGGGCGCCGGGCGGGCCCTTCGAGAACATCTTCATCCCCACCCAGGCCTCGGCGCTGATCCCCTTGGTCGATTGCCGCTTCGGCAACCGCGCCGATGGCTTCTTCGGCAATGCCGGCGACCCGCTGGGCCAGTCGCTGTCGGCCATCGCCTACATGCTGGACCTGGACGACCAGGCGCGCGGCCTGCCGCCCTGCCGCTACATCTTCGTCGTGACCGGCATGGGCGGGCGGCAGATCCACGAGATGGTGCCCGGTGCCGCGCCCTGGACCGGCGGCGTGCAGCCGCTGGTGATCTGGGACCGCCGCACCGCCATGCTGACCCGCGCGCGCGACCTGGCGCTGATCCAGTGGGGCCAGCAGGCGGTGGTCGAGGCCGAGGTGTTCATCCAGGGCTTCAACGAATTCCGCATCGGCACCACCCAGGCGGCCTATGAGGCGCTGCTGGAGGGCGGCATCATCGCCGGGCTGAACGCGCAGATCCCGGCCCTGTTCGGCGGGCAGCCGCCGCCGCCCATCCTGATCGACCAGGTGCCCGGCGACCTGAAGGGCTTCGGCAACCCCGTCAGCCTGGCGCAGGCCGCCGTGGCCACGCGCAACACCGCCGGCAACGTCTATCTGGCCGATGTGGCCTATGGCCTGCCCGTCAACATCAACGACGCCACCCTGGCCGCCACCGCGCACCGCACGGCGCGTGGCGTTGTGGTGCAGGCGGAGAAGCTCGGCCTGGCGCTGGCCGGGCTGCGCCAGGGCGTGCCCCCCGCGCGCTGCCGGATCACCGCCGTGGCGCGTACCGGTACCGTGGTGACGCTGACCGCGAACCGCCCGCTGGTGCTGGACACCAGCCTGTTCCCGCTGGCCCCCGACGCCGGCCTGAAGCTGCGCGACCCGGGCGGGGCGTCGATCGCCAGCGTGGCGGTGGCCGGCAATGCCATCGGCGTGACGCTGACGCAGGCGCCGGCGGCGGGCGCGACGCTCGAGTACTCCTACGAGAACACCGCCGGCACGGTGGCGGGGGCGACCGCCGGCGTGTTCTGGACGAATGGCGAGGTGGACACGGCGGGCCTGCCCGCCGCCACCGCCGGCGCCTGGGGCAACATCCGCGCCGCCGACCGCGCCACGCCCAGCATCTTCGCCCCGGGCTTCACCATCCGCGACTGGCTGGAGATCGGCCAATGGACCATCGCTTGACCCCCGGCGAATAGCGCGGGGGTTCGGGGCGCTGGAACGCCCTGAACCGCGTGGCGTCACCACGCACGGCTTTCACCGCCCCGCACCGCTGGCCAGCGGCGGGGCACCTTAGAGCAGGTGCGAATTGATTCGCCATGAAGACGCCACCCCGGTGACGCCGGTGGCCCCCTATCTCGGCGGCAAGCGCCGCCTCGCCGCCCGCGTGATCGCGCAGCTGCGCCAGGTGCCGCACGCCGCCTATGTCGAGCCCTTCGTCGGCATGGGCGGCGTGTTCCTCCGCCGCCCCTGGCGCGCCAAGGCGGAGGTGATCAACGATGCCTCGCGCGATGTCGCCACGCTGTTCCGCGTGCTGCAGCGCCATTACGTGCCGCTGATGGACCTGCTGCGCTGGCAGGTGACCAGCCGGGCCGAGTTCGAGCGCCTGCGCGCCGCGGCGCCCGACACCCTCACCGACCTGGAGCGTGCTGCCCGCTTCCTCTACCTCCAGCGCCTGGCCTTCGGCGGCAAGGTGGCCGGCCGCAACTTCGGCGTCTCGCCTGGCCTGCCGGGCCGCTTCGACGTGACGCGCCTCGGCCCCATCCTGGAGGCGGTGCATGAGCGCCTGGCCGGCGTCGTGATCGAGTGCCTGGGGTGGGGGGAGCTGCTGCGCCGCTACGACCGGCCCGAGACCCTGTTCTACCTCGACCCGCCCTATTGGGGCTGCGAGGAGGACTATGGCGAGGGCGTCTTCGCCCGCGAGGACTTCGCCCGCATGGCCGAGGTGCTGGCCGGCCTGCGCGGCCCCTGGCTGCTCAGCCTGAATGACACCCCCGGCGTGCGCCAGGTGTTCGCCCGCTTCGCCATCGAGGGCGTGGAGACGACCTATTCGGTCGGCAACGCGCACCGCACCGACGGCGGAAAGGCGCGCGAGGTGCTGATCAGCCCGCTGCGCCGGTGACGCCCTTCCAGCAGCTGCGCCGGCTGGTCAGGGTGCGACCGGTCCCACCGCGCCAGGGCGATGTCCACATAGGCCGGCGCCAGCTCCACGGCCGCCACCACGCGGCCCGACAGCGCCCCGGCCAGGATGGAGGACCCGGCGCCGGCGAATGGGTCGAGCACCAGCTCGCCCTCGGCCGCGTAGGCGCGCATCAGGAACTCCGGCAGCGCTACCGGGAACACAGCGGGGTGGCCGGTCTCGACGCCGCGGCCCTTGTGACGGGTGATGCGGATGACGCTGTCGGGGATGCGGTGGGGCTGCACGGGCCGGCCGGCATGCGTCCAATCGCCCACCGTGCCGTCCCTCGCGCGCAGCCCGCCCTTCGCGCCCTGCATATGCCCGGCCCACCGGCAGGGGATGATCTTGTTCGGCTTGCGCGCCTGGCGGTTCAGGTGGAACACCAGCTCGAAGGATGGGGCCAGGCGGCCGGCCCACCCGCCCGGCAGGCCTGGCCCTTGGTCCCACGCATAGAGGCCGAACCGGCGCCAGCCGATGGTGCGCATCCAGTCCAGCCAGGCCGACCAATACGGCTGCCACTCGCCCTCCCGGTGCACCATGCCGAGGTTCACCAGGACCTGGCCGCCCGGCGCCATGGAGGCTGCCGCCGCGCGGAACACCTCCTGCATCAGCGCCGTCCAATCGCCGACCCCGCCCGTGGTGTAGGCCCGCTGGTCGCCATACGGCGGCGATGTGACCAGCAGGGCCGGGCTTGCGCCGGCGGTGGCGGCGGTCAGGATGCCAGGGTCGGATGCGTCGCCGCACACCAGCCGGTGGCGGCCAAGCAGCCAGGTGTCGCCCAGCCGGGCGCGCGAGGGGATCGGGGGCTTCTGTCGCATGCCCAGCGTCAT